AGGTGTTGCCCACACTGAGATCCATTAAAATAACAATCATCATGGTTAAAAACGTGAAATCCGTTTTGTTTTCTTTAATTAAGAATATATTAACGAGTGCTAGGAATAGCTTTGTTTATTCATGTGAGGATTCCAACCTCCAAAACAAAAAAGGATTAATTAGTTACGAACCTCAGTTCGGAGTCGAAGATTTATTTTCGATGCGCGCTCCATTATTGGATATCGCGAGATTTGCGCATGTAAATATTGACGACTCTACGATGAGGATTTGTGAGGGTCTTTGTGCCCTCTTTGTCAATTTGAGTGAGTGTAAGACTCTTACTCATTTAACTTCTGCTTTGCTTTTGTACATTAGAGACATGATACCGTCTTCTATGTTACATACTGTTATGTCATATGTTAAGAGTGTTCTTGACGATTTGACATTCGATAGACAATCTGACTTATTAGATCCGTCTTGGCTTGATGTTTTGCGAAATGTGCAGAGCAATTGGTCGCTTGTTAAAGAAAATAAGGCCTTTAAGCAATTTTCTAAATTAATGAGCGTTTGCGTAACATTAGGTTTATGTCAAGCATCTGACTTAACATTTGATATTTTAGGTTTCAAAATGTTTGATGAGAGCTTATTTAAGAAGCATTTGACTGCTTTCGATTTAGCTGAGGCTATATTTGGAACCATTGCGTATTTTACTGAAGGAATGTATTTATGTTTTAAGACAGGTTCTATCCAGCCATTATTATTGAATGATTTCTCTATATTGGAATTGGATGAGGAGTATGTTAATATATTGATGTGGTGGGATTTGGTTAAAAATGGCAATTTGCAGCGCATTTTAGGTGTTTCTGATGCAGAATTTAATCACAGACTAGACAATTTGATTATTAGGATGTCCAACTTGATGTCATCATTGATAGGCTTTGATAAGAAAATTGTCAGTGATAAAGTTCTTAAATTGAAATTGATGAAGAACGATTATATAGCTATGAAGATATCATCTGGTACGCGTCGAGCGCCTTTCGCTATTGAACTTTTTGGTGAGTCAAGTCAAGGTAAAACTACATTTGGCGACCAATTAATTGATGCATTGTTAGTTAGCGCTGGTTTACCTACTGATAAGCAGTATCGTGCTGCTTTGAATCCGGGTGATAAGTTTTATTCTAATTGGACTAGTGATAAACTGGTCGCCATATTAGATGATTTGTCAAATGAAAAAGCTGATTTTGTAGAGAAAGCTCCAACTAGAGCAGTTATTGATTTTTGCAATAATCAGATGTTTTATGCTCCGAAAGCCGAAATTGACGCTAAAGGGAAATGTTTTGTAGAACCAGAATTGGTTTTAGTAACGACTAATAAGAAAGACCTTGATGCGTATGTTTATAGTAATTGTCCGTATTCTGTTCAACGACGCATGGACTTGGTCATGACTGTTCGATGCAGACCTGAATTTCAGCGCGTGGTCGAGGTCAATGGTGTTCCCGTTTATACGGGAGTTGATTCAGCAAAAGTGAGAGAATATTACACTGATGAAAATGGTGTTTATAATCCACCTTTAATTGATGACATTTGGTCTATTGATATTGAAAGGGCGGTTAAGCCTGATAATTTACGTAATATTGCTACATATGAACCATTAATGTTTGAAGGTCAATATATGACAGGATTGCGAGCTAGTGCAGCGATACAATTTGCTATTGAGAGTTATAAAGTTCATAGATCTAATCAGGATAGTATTATGGACGCGATGAAATCGCGAGATAAAGTCATGCGTAGATGTGATGTTGATGGCTGCTGTCACATTCGGGGTCATTGCCCTTACCATTATGATGTTCAATTTGGTATGGAAATAGCTTTGGCCTTGAATGACATAGGAACTAAATGTTATAAGACGGTTATTAACTCACAGAAAACTATTTTAAGTAGATTTGAGAAATATAGCACACAAAAGTTATACGATTATGCCGATGTTTTTACTAGGCGCTGGGATTGGCTTTGTATAGTTCCAGAAGATGTTATGACAAGCGATAAATTTGTAGATTTAGTCTATTGGTGGAATAAGGACAAGTATGAGATTGCACGCAACAAGAGTGTTCGAAGCGTTTTATGTATTTTATTTATTTCCATTTTTATTAATACGTATTTATTTTGTATATTATTTATATTAAGTTTACTCATGTTAACTTCTTTTTCAGTGAGTGCCTTGAAGAAACGCATTGTGGAAGAATTGGCACGAAGGAACGATGCTTTACCCATTATTGTACGCGGGGCTCGAGATAAGTATGCGAGGGCCTTGTGTTGCACTTTTGGAGCTATTTCATGTTTGTATTTGTTGTCCAAAGTTTACACGAGTTGGAAGAAGATTGTACCTGCTCAAGGGGCTTTAGAACCAAAGACAGAAGATGATATACGTGAACGTGATAGTGAAGTGAATGTGTGGTCGCGTGTGGCTAAACGAGAAGTACCAGTGTCTCGTGTTAGCGAATCCACAACTACCGAAAACATGATTAAGAGCATTCAGAAGAATTTGTTTTATGCGTCAGTAACGGACGGGTCTAGCAGATTGATGGCGAATGTTTTATTTCTTAAAACTAACGTTTTGATTATACCGAATCATTATTTCGTTGAAAGCGATGAACTGGAATTAGTGTGTTATAAAGATGATGCTGATGCATGTGGTGGAAAATTTCAAACTCGCGTCAGCAAATTAAATAGTGTATTAGTTCCTAATACTGATTTGCGTATTTGTCACGTTTCTAGTGGAGGGTCATTTAAAAATATTGTTGATTATTTTCCCTTGGATAAACCTAAGGGTCAACAAATTGCCAATATGGTATGGAGATCCAAGATTGGAGAATGTGTTTCAGGACGCGCCTTGCACAGTTTTAAAACTACTACGAATGGTACGTGTCCTTTTTATGGATCGGTTTATTCAAATTTCGATCGGAATACATTTCAGGGTATGTGTGGCGCAGTGTGGGTTGCTGACACTAGTAAACCATATGTAGTAGGTTTTCATTTGGGCGGAATAGCCGATACTCCCCGCGGATGTGCGGGTGTATTGACTGTTAAGGAAATTACAAACGCAATTGCGGATCTTTCGTCGTGGGACGGTTTAGTGATAGGAGGTAGCGATGCTGAGTTTAGACCCCACATGCTTGGGGTACGAATCATGACAGGTGACCCTCTTCACAGGAAAAGTCCGCTGAATTATTTGCCTATTGGGTCACAATATCAGTATTATGGTAGTTGTGTTGGCGCTTCAACGAGTTATAGTTGTGTGCGTAGCACACCGATTAGTGAGACCATTACTAGTGTATGTGGTGTCGCAAATGTTTGGGGCGCTCCAAAGTTTAAACCTGAGTGGTATGGCTGGCAAAAATGTTTATCTAATGCTAGCATTCCGGCCAAGGAATTTGAGCACGAATTGTTATTGAAGGCGATAAGTGATTATAAGAAACCATTAATCAAAATTATAAAGCAGAAATATTGGTCAGTTATGCGTCCTTTGACTACCAGGGAGAATATTAATGGAATGCCTGGTGTGCGTTTCATAGACGCAATTAACATGAGTACATCTATAGGATATCCGCTCACAGGACCAAAGAGTAAGTATGTGATCGATATGGAAGCTAAAGATGAGAACGGAATGTATAATAGGATTTTTAAGAAAGAAGTTATGGATTTAATTTATGAGGCTGAGTGTAATTATAAAAATGGTTATCGGAATCATTTTATTGCCAAGGCTTGTAAGAAAGACGAAGCTTTAGTCGTGAGCAAAGAGAAGTGCCGTATTTTTTACGGCAATTCAGTTGCATTCACATTTTTGATTAGGAAATATTTTTTACCTATCGTTCGATTTGTCGGCGTTAATCCCTTAGTTTGTGAATGTGCCGTTGGTGTCAATTGTCATTCACAGGAATGGGATCAGCTTTATAAGAAAGCGATTAAGTATGGTGACGATAGAATTATAGGTGGCGATTATGGTAAGTATGACCAGAAGTTACCATCACAATTAATTTTAGCTACACTTGGCATTTTGATTGATTGTGCGAAGCAGTGCAATTATAGTAATGAGGATATATGCGTTATGCAATCTATGTCGGCGGATATCGCGTATTCTTATATTGCCATGAATGGCGATATGATTTCTGTTACTAGTGGCACACATATCAGCGGAAATTCTTTGACCGTTCTTATAAACAGTATAGCTGGTAGTCTTAATATGAGATGTGTATTTATGCGCTTATACGGATATAATTTGGATTTTAGAGATTGTGTTTCTCTTATTACGTATGGAGATGATAATATTGGATCTGTTAAGAAAGGGTTCGAGGCATTCAATATCAAATCATGTGCTGATATATTGGCTGAATATGGACAGGAGTACACTATGCCCGATAAGAATTCAGAAATTGTCGCTTATTTGGATAAGTCTAAATTTGAATTTTTGAAACGTTCAAGCATTTATCATGACGAATTGGGTTGTTTTATTGGTGCTTTAGATGAGAATTCTATTTTTAAATCTTTACATTGTTATCTTAGACCCAAGAAATGTGTTTTAACACCCATGGAAGCATGCGCTATTAATATTGATGGTGCCTTGAGGGAGTGGTTTAATCACGGTAAAAGCGTGTATGAAATGAGAAGGGTCCAAATGCAGAAGATTGCTAGTGCGCATAATCTACAGCAACAATGTGTAATGCTACATAGGACTTACGATGAGTGTGTGGCATTATGGAAAAATGGTAATTTAAATGAATCAGTACCAAATGATACAGATGATGAAGGTTTCATATGTCAGAGTGGTTTTGAAACAGAAGATTTGTATATTAAGGCTCAAGCCGATATACAGATGTCTGTTTTAAGTGTCAACCAGGTTATTATTCATCAGGACTTTGGCGAGGTGGATATTATTTTTAAACGAGTTTTCGATAATGTTGAACATTATATGATAGTCGAAATTAAGCATTCATATTGCCAGAGTGTGCGTAGAAAAGGTAGGCAACAGTTGAGACGAGTATGTAGTGCGTTATCGACATTACGTGTCGGCACACCTATATTAGCTGTATTATTAACACCGTATGGTTATGAATTGGTTGATGAATTTGGTGGTGTTGGTATGTGGCATAGGTTTAATTTACCATTTGCCACAATTAGACCGACCTAGGCATGTCGTAAACTGTCTCCCAGTATGCAATCTGATGGAAGCAAAATTGCACATAAACATTGGTTACCGTATATATGATGTGAGATATCATAGTATAGGCTTTGTTTATGGATGTCCGTCTCGTCGGATACCCTTATTTAAGGGGGGTTTGGTCAACCATCTCTCACAACCCGAACGTACAAAGAGTGCACGTACGTATCGGTTAAATAAACCACTCGGAAATAATTTAAGTAATTATTGTTGTAGGTCAATCAAACCTTCGTCATCATCGTTGAATAGCTCACCCGATGATGTTAATAACGAGCTAAGTGGCAGTGCGGTGGATTCCGTACAGTCACAAGAATCATGTATAAGTTTTATGCCTCAATCTGGGAAACATTTTGATATTCAAATTATGAGTTCAAAAGGGGATGTTAGTCAGAATGTCGCCTTTGCCGATCAAAATGCAGCTTATTGTGTTGATTCCTCTGGAGATTACGACGACACGATGTATAACCAAGATTCAACTGAGGCTGAATTATCTGATTTTTTTAAAAGACCTCTTTTGGGAGCTGCTTTTCCTTGGGCGGTGGGTGCTCCCCTTACTATTATATTTGATCCATGGTCCGCATATTTTAACAACCCTAAAGTTGTGAATAGATTATCTAATTATAAATTGTTACGTGCGAAATTGCATGTAAAAGTTGTAGTCAATGGCAATGGATTTTATTATGGTAGGGCTATGGGCTCTTATCATCCTGCAGGACTAGTTGATGCATACAAAACGTCGACCATTGTTCCTAATGATGCTATTATAGAGTCACAGAGACCTCACATATTCATTGATCCAACTACTTCAACGGCAGGCGATTTGATTTTGCCTTTTTATTGGAGATACAATTATATGGATATACCTCGTGCCGAGTGGTCTCAAATGGGTGAATTAATTTTCCGTAATTTAACGCCATTGAAACATGCCAATGGTTCCACTGATCCATTATCCATTCGTGTTTATTTATGGTGTGAGGATATTGCTTATTCTGGATTGACGAGTGCCAACCCTGCGACGATTGTTCCCCAATCTGGTCATGAAACTGATGAAGCCAATATGAAGGGGTTCATATCTAAACCGGCCACGGCTATAGCCAACGCCGCTGGAAAGTTAAAAGATGTTCCCATGATTGGTAAGTATGCTACAGCAACTCAAACTATAGCTGGCGCAACTGCTAGTGTAGCTAGGAATTTTGGGTATTGTAGACCTCCCGTGACAGAGAATCCTGCGCCGCGTAGGTTACATCCAACATCATCGCTGGCTTTAACAAATGTGCCAGATACAGTACAAAAATTTACTACAGATGATAAACAAGAACTGACTATTGATCCGTCAGTATTGAATATGCCTAGGGTTGATGCATTTAATATTAGGCATATTGCCTCTAAAGAATCATATTTGACGTCTTTTGATTGGACGGAGGGTTCTACGGGTTTATTATGGAATTCAAGAGTTCAGCCTACATTATTTGCACAGGTTAATGGACCGCCTGTCAATTTTTGGTTTCCTGCATGCGCCTTTGCAGCTATTCCATTTAACAATTGGTCTGGATCTATGAAATTTAGATTCCAAGTTGTGTGTTCTTCATTCCATAAAGGTCGCTTGCGTATTGTATATGATCCAACTAATGTAGGATCAACACCTGTAATGAACACTCAATATACGCGAGTGGTAGATATAGCCGACTTGTCTGATTTTACAGTCGTTGTGCCACATGCGGCCAATAGAACTTTGTTGGCCCGTAGCGTACCACCCGATGTCACACCAAGTCAGTTATATGGAACTACCCCAATTGCGTCGTCTTTGATTGGTAACGGCGTGGTTGGCGTGTTTGTAGAGACCGGACTAACCTCTCCCAATGGCACGGTAGATAATACCGTCTCCGTGAACGTTTTCGTGTCGATGGGTGATGATTTTGAGGTGTACAACCCAAGTAATGATATCCAACGATTTGGATTTGTTCCCCAGTCTGGAGGGGAAATAGTTCCCGATGAGTTTAACACTCCTGATTATAATGCTCCATTACAGAACACTAGCGATCTTATGGGTATGCACGTTATGAAAGAGGACAAAACACCATTAGTATATATGGGAGAGTCTATAAAGTCTTTTCGTACCATGTTAAAACGTTACAATATGTTTCGGCGCGATATGTTTTCTGCTGTGGAAGGGTATCGCGTTTATCATGGAATTAGGCCTCAGTATCCGGCCTTGAGGGGTTCGTATACAGGAGATAGGGACTTTTCATCTACCGGTGAATATATGTATGTGAATACTATATTGTTACATTGGGTGAGACATGCTTTTCAGGGGCATAGGGGTTCCATTAGATACAAAATGATGGCTAACACCCACATTGGTTCCACACCAAAAATTTGTGGATACATAGAAAGGAGAACTTTTGATGAGAACAATAGTTGGAGCGATATTCGCGACACATATTTCCCTCAAGCGTCCCAATCTATAACTGCCCAGTCCGTTTTATTTAATGGACCTTTGGAGCATATTGATGGCCAGAAGGGCGCCATGTATTTTAATGCTTCAGTTAATCCTACTGCTGAGTTTGAAGTTCCATGGGAAAGTGATCAGCGTTGTTATTTTGCTCGTAATACAGCATACACCGTTACTAACCAGTTTTCTACTGCTCAACCAGGATTTAAGTTCGCCTTGCAGGGCCAGTCAATTGATTATGAAACACTTGATTGGTGGGTAGCAGCAGGTGAAGATTTTCAATGTTATTTCTTTTTAGGATTACCAAGGTGCTTTTTATTTACTGCACCACCACCACCTGCCCCCGCTTAGAGCCGTCTATCAGACGTTAAATGTACCATACTGTAGCC